AAATACTGCAGCCCTGGTGTCATTAAATAATCGATTTGCCGTACTTGCGGCTTTAGTTGAGTCTGACAACGAATTAATGGGATCTACACCAAGCATTGTTAATGCTCGATTAACGATATCAATGTCTGATGTGGCCATGTCAAGCTCCTAAGTAAAGAAGGGGATCAGGCACGTGAACCCGACCCCCTAAGTTGCTGCATTTACTACTTAATCAATCGAATACAAAATGTAACCGTTGATTGTTGCTGCATCAGGGAGTGTACCACCCTCAACTAATCCAGAAATTACCATACCTTCGCGACTTGTCCATTTAGACGTAATGTCAGAAGTAGTAGTTCCTGCAGAAGCAATGGAGGTAGACGCCAAGAAAGCAGTAGTATTGGCGGCAACTGTTGCATTAGCAATAGATGTGTAACCAGTATGTCCGACTTTTAACGTGCGCGCAGCGCCAAAGGCCGAGTAAGTTACAGAGATCTGCAATACCCGAACTGTGCCGCCTGGAAGCGAAGTTAAAAGAACATTATCACCGGCTGTACCTGCGCCAGATTGTGTATATGTAAACGAAGCAACGCGAACGCGACCGTGTTCATCACATGCATCATTCATGACAGGAGGTACTGCAACATTATTGCCGTACTCAGTAGAATTAAAAGTAGCCATGTCTGTTCTCCTTATTCAGCACAAATGATTTCGACTACTTTTTCTTCTTCCATCCGGGTTGCCCCAAACGAAGCAGAAACGTAGACTTGGGTGGAATTGCGCTTGTCACGGCGTGGACCAATATCGACAGTAATGTCGCTACCAACAGCTAGCAACAACCCCGATTGTGCCCATGCCACGCAACGACGATGGCTAGAAGCATTAGTTCTAACTAATTCCGTGCGTACAAACTCAAATCCCATAAAGCTATTAAGCTCACCTTGAACTAAAGCGCGGACAGTGTTGTAGTCTGCACTAGTAACTTCAGTAGTTCTTAACAAATCATTCATTTGTTTTGCTGTCATAGCAATGTAACGACGTTCTGTAGGATCTACTTCGTTTTTGTCTAGGATTTGCTTTGCCCGGCGTAGTTTAGCAATGGTCAAACCAGAGTTAGCAGTTGCACCAGATTCTACATAATCAACGGCAACTTGTTGAGTATTTGGAAACGATACAACTGACGAACCGGTTTTACCAGTGTAAACAGAACCAAAAGCAGCATCAAGAATGATCTCATCCATCTTGCGGCCTAGTGCATAAGCAGCGTTTTGGCTGTAAGGTGAGGTCGGATCAATCAACATGCGGATACGATCTGTACGATCAATGAGATCTGCCCAGTCGAAATCGCGCAAAGAAACGCGACGACGATCATGCGGAACATTGATCAACGGGGTATCTTGATGACGGCCAGTAACTTCCTGGGCGGATGTAGCACCAATACGATCATAGAAGTCAAATTCAGCGTTCTGAGATTCAGCGCGAACGAGTGGGCGCAAGCGTGAACCTTTTTGCTGAACAAGGTGTTCTACGTTAGCACGGTACTGTTGTACAAATGCTGTAGTAATTTGAATGGACATACGTCCTCCTTATATCAGTTAAAGTTAAATACAATGCTCGCAGAGGTTGCCCAAACGGACCCCTACATACCCTTATGGCTAGGCGACACCGCCGGACCCTTTCGGGTTGCCCGTTACTAGCATAATACAGTAAAACTGTACACTAGTTAAACTTTTTTAAGATCCGACTTCTTCCGGATACGCAAACCCATAAAGTTCGTGCATCTTCTTAACGGCTTCAGCATGACCTTCAGTGGCTGGACTTAAATACGCCGACATAAACTTTTCATCTCGCTGCATACGCGCAATCTCTTGGCGGGCTGCATCAGGCGTTAATGTAAAGCCCCCGGCTTGTCCTGGCTGAGTCAATGACTCTTGCATTTTCTCACCGATCTTAGCAAAGACTTTGATAAACATTGGATTGTCACCAAGTCCAGTTTCATTGAGCCACTTCTTCATATCCTCGCCGCCAAAGGTATCAACGGCTCTTACAGCAAGGTCAATCTTTTGGTCGTATGCTTTGCCAAATTCTTTTTTGACGTCATTAACCCATTGCTCACGCTGTTGTTGCCCGGTTTGCATCATCGCAGTATGTTGTTCACCGGCAAACTGCATGTAGTTCTTAAACACTGTTTCGGCTTGCTTTTGTGACAGGCCGGCTTCATGAAACACTTTCTTAAAGTGATCAATTGCTTCTGGTTGAAATGGCATATCCTCAGGGATAATACCCTTAGGATCTAAGTTGTACTTACCATCTTGAGGTCTTCCTAGTTTCTCGTAGAACGAATCCCACTCAGTAGGATCAGCTCCTTCGCCTGGAATGACTAGCTTATCTTTACCAATCATGCGCTGAGCATGTACATAAGATTTTGCCAGACCGTTTAAATCCTTAATATCAGCTAGAGTAGGATCAGAACGTAAGCCCTCATCGAGAGCTGCCCGCCAATCGATAGAACCACTCGAGCTGCCCGCTGCGATGGTTGCTGCAGTCGATGCGCCACCATCATTTACTACGGACCCTGTGTCTACTTCACTCATTTTGCATTGCCTCCATTTGTTTCAAGATTTGTCTTGGGTCTCTTTCCAAAAACCGCAAGATGCTAAGTACAAGACGACGCTGACCTTCACGGTGCGCGGTCTCATAAGGATCACCTGCTACGTAACTTGTATCAGAAAGAAAACTAATCTTACATAGATGTTCTAATACGCGTTCGCCATCAGGCGTGGAAAAAACCATTTTATACGAGTCATGCAGTTTCATTAAGTCTTGTGATTTCACTGCATTGGTCCCATTGTTTGTTGATCAATTCCTTGATTTGGTGGTTGCTCGCCCAAACCAGGGGCTACAGCTGCGGCGTTGGCTGCATCTTTAGCGGTTGCTGCAAGTTCACGGCCAGTTGCCACGTCTTGCATTTGTTGTTGCTGTTGGGCACGGCCTTCGCGAATCTTAGCCACTTCCTCAGTAGATAGCAAAGTTTCTTGCGGGGCATCTAACAAGCGATGTGCCCACCGTACTGTACCATCAGCATTAAGGTTATCAAAGATCTCAGGTTTAACGTTAGCCAGTGGCACTAAGGTTTCTAGCAGCCTAGTAAAGCTAAATAGTTGTTGTGTCTTTTGAGCCCGAGCAACTGGTGATACATAGTCAATGCGTAGCATACGACCTTGCGCCATGGGAGGTGCAGGTGGTAACATACGCCGACGATTCATAATATTAAAGACGCGATCGATCAAGGGTCCTAGGAACTCGGTTTGTAAGCGACCAACCATTGGTCCCATCAACCGCATACGTTCTTCTTGCCGCTGCAATACCTCGGTAGCCGTCATGCTAGGACCTTCACGCATCTGCATCCAGTCTACGTGGTAAGTCTTTAAGATATGCTGGCGTCTAGATTCAATAAAGTCTAAGCCAATGTCAGGTCTTAAACCTTCAATCAATGGCTTAACGGTATCTTGGGTACCTGACCGGTAGTAGTTAAGACCACCTGGGATGGTGCGCAATGGCAGCATGAAGCCATCATCAGGAACCATGAGTGGTGGATCAGTAGCTTTTTGCGCCGCCTTGATAACGGTCTTACTCATCTCATTGACCATCTTAATATCAGGCAAAGCTGTCATGGATGGTGAACGACCGTATACCTCACCGGCTGTCTTTGTCCACCGAGGTACCATGTATGGAAACTCTTTAAACCCGCCAACATCAAGCAGAATCTTTTCTTCTTCTAAGACGTAGGCACTCATCCAAGGCATGTCCTTGGCAAGGGCAGAGTCAGGATTAAAGGTGTCACGCGGTTCTACTGCATGGATGCAAGTAAACTCAGCGTGTGGTTCTTTGTATGCTTTTTCAATAAACTTTTCAGGAAGTTTATCACGATACAACTGTACTAACTGTCTTGCTGTGTGCTTATACTTACGATAGACCGTATCAATGATACCTTCTGGTGATTCAGAGATATAACATTCAGCAAGGTGATAGGTTCTAAAG